AAGTATTTTTCACATTTGCGGTTATGTGCTTCGATATATTCAATTAACCGTTCGTTGATATGCTTGATATCGTTGCGGGACTCAATGACAATATCCCGCAATTCCTGGTATTCGTCCCTCGTGATCTCTGTCATGTCGATACATCTGCCAGAACCGCTTCATAATGAGTGATGGAATAAACTCCGGTCAATGGATAGATCTTCAGGATATCATACGTCCCGGAAAATCCTGTTGTCGTGGTGTAAATCCGGTATTCAAATGCTGTAACTGTGCAGGTCGGAGGGATGGCGCATTTTAGTGGTTGGTCCAATAACTGGCCGGTTTCATGGATAATCGCCCCTTTCCCGGAACTGCCGGAATAGTAGAACCGGCAGGGAACAGATGACTGGTCTGTTGACCAGTAATACTCATATTCCCCTGACTGGTTCTTATAATCAGTTATGGATGAGAGGGTTGCCGTGAACGTATAGTTCGGTTCTGTCCCGATGGCAATCGTCTCGCCAACCGTAAACGTTCCCGAGACCGACTTAACGATGAGATACCCTGCCCCGGTCTTGTCTATCACTGCTGTTTTAGCGGATGTGAGCCCTTTAACCGTCTGCCCGATAACAGGTGTTCCTGTTGCCCCTGAATACGCGAACTTCTTCTTCGCCGACCTCTTCTGGATATTGCAGGTGTGCGGGAACTGGCTCATATCCCATCCACTCTCCGGACCGTCGCTGTGGTTGGTGTTATTGATGTCTGTGCATTGACGTGCATCTCGAGGAGTTTGTATGCTGCCGCTCTGTTCGATTCAATGGCCTTGATAATGTCTGTCTTGTTCTCGAAATCTCCTGAAACAGCCTCATAAATACCGGTGTGCAATCCCCGTTCCAACAAACCAGCCATTGAGAGTTTTAACGACGCCTGTTTAATTGCGCCTTGTGTCGAACTCCCCGTGAGTCCATATGTGGTAAGGAACGCATCAATCTCCCTGTCTGCCGCCGCGATAATGGGGGTGAGAATGGTCGTGGCATCAAGCGTGGTTCCTGACAATGCCACAAGTTCGTCAGTTGTGCAGTATCCCATTATCGCACCTCCGGTATTATATCGCGCCTGTCTATTGTTCTGGATCTGGTCTTTGTATCTACAGGTGTAGTCTGCACCGTGTTTGCATCGTCTATCTGATACCCGAGCCCGTCATAGATACCCGCCCCGGTTACCTCGTAATATTCTCTATCGCTTTGAGAGAACCGCCGGTAATCATACAGGCATTTCTGCCTGTTGCCATTCGGGTCATTCCATTCCTTCGTCAGGTATTTGCCGCTGTTTCGTGTAGAAAGGACCATGAGGGAGATCCCTCCTGGCCTTTAATATTGCAGGCGATATGTCGCGTTTGCAATCAGGTACGTGGTATCGAACCGCGCCTTGACAACCATGCCGGTCAGGTCACGGATGGGGTCCTCGAACCTCTCAACGCTAAGATCTTCCCGCATTCCAATTGCGCCTGCGGCGTTCCTGTCCACGACAAGCCCGAAGATGTAATCGTTCGTGCCGTATCCCCAGACATATGTTGAGGATGAGTCAGATACACCGCAGACGTGGACCTTGCATCCGAACATGTTCCCAATCCCTCCACCAAGTGCCTGAGCTGCACTGTTGGCATTCAGGGTCGAGATATAGGACAGGATTGATCCATATCCTGTCGGATAGAGAATGATGTCCGTCGGGGTAAACCCGAGCCCGATAAGACCTCCAATTGCCTGTGCGGTTGCCTGGAACGCTGCCGCCGCTGTTCCTGCTGCACCCGCATCTGCCGCGGTGCCGGAATACTCGAGAATTTCAGAGAGTGCGGCCTTATTGAGTGCGTTTTCAATCTTGAACCCGGCCTTCCGGATCTCTGCGGCAATCACGTCAAACTGAGCATCTGCAACCATCTCCCGGGTAACCATAGGCCTAACCGCGAATTTCTCTGCAGTGAGTGTCCTGACACCGAGTGTCTGGGTAGAAATCGGGATCTCTGCTCCTTCTGCAACTGGTGTTGCATAGGAACCGGTCTCACCATAGGGAACAGTCATCACGTTGGACTGCATCCGATAGATGGGCAGGACGTTTCTCATGCACTTTGCAGGTTCCGACCCCTCGACGACAGTCGCGAGGACCTCCGTCTGGATGAGACCGGACGTTGCCAGCTCTTCGGACTGAAGGAGTTCCCTGGCCTTAACGAGTTTACCGTCTGGTGTCTGGTATGCGAGGTTCTTCGGGATCCTGTGTTCAAGAGCCCGCTTGTATTCGCCGGGACCCATGTTGGCCATTTCGAGATATGTAGCCAGCCTGCGGGTGTGTTCCCATGATTCAGTAGTTGTCATTTTTTATTCACCTCAGGATGCCGCCTTACCCACATACCACGGGAATATGAGAACATATCCTGTGGAGTTCGCACCGATGTCCTCCAGTGCAACACCAACGCCTTCTGCTGCTGCAGATGCAACGGAAAGAGTTACAACGCATCCTGCAACCGCTGATGCGGAAATCCAGTCTCCTGCATCGATTGCAGAACCCTTGCCTTCGCAGACCTTGACAACGCTTCCAATAGAAGCGATTGTAACAGTCTCGCCAGTTGCTGCGCTGTTCAGGGCAACGCCAACAATTCCGGACGTTGTTCCCAAGACCGCAGGATGAACCGTCCATGATACCCCGGTTCCTGCAAATCCAACGACCTGCCCCGCGAGAATTGTAGCTCCCGCGGTACATGATATAGTGCTTCCCAGCTGTTTTGGAGCCGGGTCAAATGCTGCTGGTGTGGTATCTGCCATACTTATAACCTCCTAATATTTCCGCGTTTGATTTCTGCCATCTGTTCAACGACAAAGTCTTCTTCGAGTTCCTTGACCTCCTTTGTCTCGGGAGGGACCGGTGCTGACTCAAGGGCCTTGACCTTCGCCTCCAGTTCTTCTGCACGGGCCTTTGATGCCTCGAGCTCCTTCTGAATTTCCGTGAATTTCTCTTCGAATTCTTTCAGTTCCATTTGATGCGCCTCCTGTTCGCGCCTGTTAATCTCTTCAAACGTTTCCTTTTCAGCGGTCGGAGAAACAATATCGAGCTCCTGAGGAGTTTCGGGTTCAATCTCCGGAAGTTGGTGTAACCTGCATTTCCGGCATGCTCCCTGGTTCACGGTTGCCGACCCGTAAAAGACGATGTCTTTTGCCTCCATCCGCCGTGTCTGCGGGTTGTATATCTCTGATCCGCCGTGTTCAACACTGACATATGGCATCGAGATCTTCCCTTCACGGGCCGCGAGGACCATGCGGATGGTATCTCTGCTGCGTTCGTTCAGTCCGTGATAATGGACGTCTCCATATATCACGCCGTTCTCGTATCGTGGGTTTTTAATCTCGCCAATTTTCTCTGTAATGTCTCGTGGAGTGCCGCCGAGGTGCCTGCTCCAGTGTGATGTGTCCTTCCAGTTCGTTGCGTATTGTTCCAGGATACGAGGTGGATATTCGAGAGGGGTCCCAACAGCTGAGTCTGTCCATATCCCCGATGCAAGGAGAGGGACGTTTCTCACAGTGAGACTGCCATCGTCTGACTGGTCAAACGTCGATTGTGCCGGTAATTCAATACCAAGAATACGGACTTGTCCTGGTTTTCTCGCCATCTCTTTGGCCTGCTCCTCGGATATGGCTTCTTCGAACTCGATTACTTTGTAATCATGTTCTTTCAGCCATTCTTTCGCCTGTTCGGTCGTATATTTTTCAGAGTCAAACCGAATTGCCTGGACCTCGCTTTGACCTTCAGGAGTGATGCCAAAAATGACGTGAATGCCGGGACCGAATTTGTTGTTCTGCCGCCGAAACTTCGTATATTTGCTCGGTGGGTTGATCCTTGCCGAGTGCTCGCCTACATAAGGCATAAATTATTATTGTTCTTTTATATATATGTTAATTTTGTTTTTGAAAACTTGCAGATGGCGTTCCACGAAAACAAGGACTGCAACAAAAAAGATTAATTGTTATTTTCGTTTTTCCCCTTCCAATTCGTCTAATAACCGGTTAATCAACGAATCATATGATTCGCCGAATCTCCCGGCTTTTTTCAATCTGGCGATTGTACTAACCTTGAGTGCTATACAGGTTTTTTTCATTCAGTCTTCCCCCCATTCTTCCCAGGGTAGAGGAGTTTTTGCTCCCCATTCCTGGATAACCTCATATGCCCCGATTCTGAATGGGGTGTATGAGGACTCTGTTTTATGCGGTTTTGGCCCTTGTTTATCCGCATTGAATAGCCACTCTAACGTGGTATTCAGCTCTTCCACATCTTTCGATGTGATAAATACCTCTTTAGAGAACCCATCCGGGATCTCTATTGTTGTCTTTTTAAACCCCTTTGTGAGGGATCTAATATAAACATCGTCGATATATCGACGATGCATTCTGACCGCCACCTCCACACAATCCTGTTGTAAGTCATAATTTTCAATTCTCATTTTCAACCACCCCTATATAAATTCGGTTATCTAACCGCCAATACACAATCTTACCATGATCTCCCATTTTCTCACTCCTCCAAAATTTCTTTATTCAATGTCACTCAAACCACCCTTTTACAAGCTCCCTTTCCTCTTCCGTGGGGAAGAGGAGGGACACCATGGCTGTAAAATTGATTGTGCCCTCAACACCGTCAACATGATAGCCAATCCTGTCGTGTGGGATTCCGGCCACCCGAAGGCGGTGGATAAGATCCTCCGCCTCACGTCGCGTTTGAAATTTTTTTCTCATCCTTCCACCCACTCCCGGACGAACCGCTACCTCCGGAGGAGCCTGCCACATGCCGGGCAGTTTGTAGACTCCGGGAGGTATTCAGAGGGCGAGAATACCTCACCGCAGTCTGGGCAGGACCAGACGTTGGGTTCCGGGTAGAGCTCGTCTTCGGTGAGCTCCCGGAACCCACCGTTTTCAAAAATTGATGGGCTCATTTATTCAACCTCCTTTACGAACGTGTCGGAAACCGGTGCTGGTGACTCGTGTTGGCCGGTAAACATATTTCCAACGATTCCCGCGGCCACTCCCAGGAGCTGACCCGGTAGAGTTGCTACTAACGTAAGAGGATTCAATCCCGTTATTGCTTCTCCCTCCCCCGCACTCCCAGGCACATGGGATGCCTGTCTTGGACCGGGTGAAGTAATACCCGTTGTCCATGTTATATTCTGTCATTTTTCTTTACCTCCTGTGCCTTCCTGGCACAATACCCTATTAACTCTAATAGTATATATACCTTATGTTATGTTATAATGTGTATAAGTAGAATATAAAAGAAAAGTATTATTGTATCTTTTTCTTTCTCCCTCTGCGTGCCGGGAGTTCATGTTCTGGCTCACTTACCACAGAGTGTTCCTCTCCGTCTTCTAAATTATGAGTATTTTTCAAAATGTCGTTAATACTTTCCCCATTTTGAAACCGGCGCATAATCGCTGCCACAGCCTCTCGTGACCTGTATCCGCCGTTATATTTGCAGAACACAATAGAGATCGCCCTGGCTACAACGCTTGGAAACTTCTCGTTCATGTTCGACCAAATAAACTCGAGTTCTGGTCTTGAAAATGGTTTTCCGCTGGTCATTGTATCTCCTTAATTACATTGTTATAACATTGCCCGAATGCCACCCAGTTTGGACACCGCGATAAATCGAGATATATCCGTGGTCCTTTTATCGTTTCAACCCGGATAAATGGATATATTCGACAGGTTTCCGGGCGGGACTCATAGGGTATTGTGCAACCCTTTTTCTCATCATGCGCAGGACAGACCGGAACCTGGAATTGCCATCCGCCGGAAATAAAAACCGGTTTAGATTCAATTGCTTTCTCGTTTCCAATCAGGAGGACAAACCTCACATATTCATCAGTCGTAAACCATGGTTGCCTGCAACAATGATTCTGACAATCTTTACACAGTTCCGGTATTTGCATTCAGATCACCGTGCCGTCGAGATCCGCACACTCTCCACATGTTCTCTCGTCACTACATGCCAGCCATTTGAGGACCGGTTCACCATCCTCGAAATCGACGATGATTGTGCATCGACAGTTTGGATGGAGAGGTGGCCGGGGCCCGCCACCTCTTGGCTCTATCCCGTCCCGTCTATACCGATCAAGAACCCCATCATTGATTGCTTTCATTGTCTCTGTCCTGACAATGCGTTCAGCCCTGTAATCCTCCATATCGTAGACTTCCTTGATTTTCTTGATGATCTGGCCCTGCGTCCATTCCTCAATGACTCCGGTTCCGACAATTCGTTTGATGTCCGTTGCCTCTCGTTGTGAATAGTTCGACCATTCTGCACCAATCTGTTGTATTCTGGTTGAAATCTTTGCCCAGTTGGCCTGCCGTTCTTCTACTGATGCACCGAGGACCGCGGTCCCGAACGACATTCCCTGGTAATATGCCTGGATAACGTATTTCTCGGTTATAGGTTCAATTCCCGCAACGAGGTCGAGATGTGCAACCTCATCAATAAATGAATGAATGTTCTTTATATTGAACGGTGTGTCCAGTTCTCGGGAAAGTGTCTTTTCTATTGGAGAGGTATAATATGTTAAAATGAAGTCGAGAATGTGTTTCTGGAACTTCTTCACCTGTCTTTTTACTTCTCGTAAATACCTATTCTCGATTGCCTTTGACTTGGTCGGGTCCCGCCTCATCCTGGAAGTGACCTTAAACCTCTTCGTTTTCTTCACCGTTGGGACTGTCAGGAATTGCGGCATTTTACGGCCTCGTTATTCTCACATAATCACCCGAAAAGATTGTGGGGGGTATGTTCATACCTCCTCATCGGGGGCGATATCGCCCTCTTCTAACCCAGGTAGTTGGTCTTCCTCCTCTTCATCTGGAGGAATGCCTAACCGTTCCCGGGCCCATGATGCCGGCACGACTGCATCGGGATCAATGCCGGTCCGTAACTTGGCGATCCATTCTGCAATCTTCGCTTCGTCCTCCGGGTCGGCCTCATTAAATTCAATCCAGACCGCTCCAGGAACACCTGTGATCCTGTCAATTAGTTCTCTTGTATAGGTTCTCGCAACGACTTCCTGTATAGTTCTGATTTTATCGAGGAAACCCTTCATCCTGACCATGGCCGTGGCTTCCGTTGATCCCCGGCCGAGACCCAACATCTCCTCAGGTACACCCAATGCACAGGCCACTCTCTGGAGTGAAATGTTGGAATAGACGTCGACATTGGAGATTCCTGTTGTATCCAACATCCGGATGTCCACGTTCGATGTGACGAAATCTGTCATGGAATTGATCTTCTTGATCTGGTCCTCGATTTCCTTCATCTCTGCTATAGATGCCGGGTTGTCCGGGGTCCCGACAGCCCACTGCTGCTTGGGTGTTCCATGCCTGTGGATCGCTTTTGTAACAGACTCGATAATGTCACAATCCCTTTGAATGTCGTCATCCGCACGTTCCCAGATAGAGAGACCATAAACATCCCCGGGAATGGAGAAGAGTCTGAGATTGATTATCCGGCTGGGTTCGATCCGGATACTCGTGTCAAATGATTTTACAGCTGATATATATTGCCTGTATTCTGTGATTTTCCCATATTCATCCCAGACCTTCTCGAATGTACCAGGGTCCCGCGTGATGACTCCCCATATTCCCCCACCACGAGTATATACGATCTCCTGGTATGCATCACCCGCGAGAATTGCAGAGAGAATCCCCTGCCACATGATATGGTCGAGGTCAATCTGCGGCTGGTCTAACCACGCCTGGACCTGTTCCATTAATGCGGTTTCTCCCTCTTCGTAGTTTAATTTCCAACCAGGAGAGAGGGCGAACAGTG